CGCATCGACAACATGCAGAGCGTGCGGGCGTGGTGGGACGCCGTCGACAACGAGATGTACTCGTACTTCAACGGGCCCAGGCACAACTTCGCTTCCCAGTCCCACGAGCTCTACCTCGACCTCGGCTCGATCGGCACGGCGGTGATGGCCGAGCTCGAGAGCGAGCGCTCGGGCATCCTGTTCTCGACCCGGGGTTTGAAGGAGTGCGTGCTGTTCGAGAACGAGGAGGACCGCGTCGACAGCCTGATCCGCAAGTGGAAGTGGACGGCCAAGCAGGCGGTCGAGGCCGGCTTCGTGACCGGGAAGGTGTGGCAGGCCTACGAGAAGGGCGACACCGAGCCCAGGTTCAACTTCCTGCACAGCGTGCAGCCGCGCAAGGTGCGCAATCCCGACCGCGCCGGCGAGGCCAGGCACAAGAAGTGGGAGAGCCTCTACGTCGCCGAGGAGGACAGCGTCATCGTGCGCGAGGGCGGCTTCGACGAGTTCCCCTACCACTGCCCGCGCATGTCGAAGGCGTCGAACGAGATCTACGGCCGGGGCTGCGGGATGACCGCGTTGCCCGACATGAAGATGCTGAACGAGCTTTTAAAGCTCACCATCAAGTCGGGCCAGAAGCTGGTCGACCCGCCGCTCCAGATCCCCGACGACGGCTTCCTGCTGCCGATCAAGACGGTGCCGGGCAGCCAGAACTACTTCAGGGCCAACTCGCCGGCCCAGGCGCGCATCACCCCGATCGAGACGCGGGGCCGCTGGGAAGTCGGCAAGGACATGCTCCAGGACCTGCGGGCGCAGATCAACCGGGCGTTCTTCGTCGAATGGATGACGATGCCCACCGCGAATCCGAACGACCTCGCCGGCGCCGGCAAGGGTGTCACCGCGACCTGGGTGCTGCAGCAGCGCGACGACCGCATGCGCCTGCTGTCGCCCTTGCTCGCCCGCCTCCAGGCCGAGTTTTTAGGGCCGCTGATCGACAGGACGTTCATGATCCTGTGGCGCAAGTCGCTGCGGCTAAAATTCCAGGAGGGCTCGCCGTTCCCGCCGCCGCCCGACGTGCTGATGCAGAAGGGCAGGGAGTGGCACGTCGAGTATGTCTCGCCGATCGCGATTGCGCAGAGGTCGTCCGAGATGGACAGCGTTTCCCGCATGATCCAGTTGCAGGCGACGCTGAAGACGCTCAATCCCAACGCGCCCGACATCATCGACCACGAAGCCATCATGCGGCTCGCCGCGATCGACCTGCACGCGCCGGCGGTCACCTTGAAGAGCCCGCAGAAGCTGGCCCAGGAGCAGCAGGCCAAGGCCCAGGCCGAGGCGCTGATGGCCGGCTCCGAGGCTGCCGCCAACTACGGCGACGCCTTCAAGTCGGCCGGGCAGGGCACGGCGGCGTTCGCCCAGGCGCAGCAGTGAGAGTGCCCGAGCTTGTCCTGAACTGTAATAGCGCGGGATGTTTAGCCATCCCCGACTGGACTCCTCGCCTGTACGTCCCCGCCAAGGCGTCGGGCGAGGAGAACCACCGGCACGTCCCCATCAGGATGATGCTTGTCGACATCCACTTCTGCGAGCTGCACTGGCAGATGTACGCCAGCCTCGACTCGATCCTGCGCGACGAGATCAAGGCCAGGATCGAAGAGCGCGGCCGGCAGATCTGGCCGCACGGGGTGAGGCCCGACTTCGACGCGGCACACATCTACAAGGTGGGCATCCACACGCCCGAGTTCGCCCGCGTCATCGAGCGCCTGGGCTACAGCCCCGATGGGCTGGGCTTCTCGCGCACCGTCGTCCAGAGGAGGCACGCATGATCACCGACCTCGACCCGAATCCCAAGCCGGAAGACGAGGAAGAGACGCCCGCCCCCGACGCCGACGATCCCGCGCCCCCGGACGAGACCACGCCAGAACCGTGAGCATTGCCACCAGCCTGATCCCGGCGCCGCTTCGACGCCGCATCGTGCTGATCAAGGCCTACAAGGACGTCTTTGGCACCATCGACGGCCAGCTCGTCCTCAAGGACCTGGTCGGTCGCGCCGGCATCCTCGAGGCCGAGCCCGGCAAGTTCGCGGCCGGGCGGCGCTCGATCGTGCTGGAGATCCTCCAGCAACTGCGCTTCGACGAGACCGCCCTGATGGCTCTCGCAGCCGAGCGTCTGGACGAGGGCGGCGAACAGGCATAAAACGCAACCTCTAGAGGTTCCATGGCCGACGAAGGCACCAGCACAAGTACAGCCACCCCCACCGGCGCAGCGCCTCCCCCGCCCGCGCCCACGGGTGGAGAGTGGACGTCTTCCCTGCCCGCCGACGTCCGGGGCCACCCCTCCCTTGGTGACGTCAAGGACGTCGGCGACCTCGCCACCCGGTATGTGAAGCTCAACAAGCCGTTCGCCGAGCAGTTGCCCGAGAAGATCAGGGGCGAGGCGGCGTTCAAGGACATCAAGTCGATCGATGCCCTGGCCGACTCCTATTACAACGCCCAGAAGATGATCGGCGTGCCCAGGGACCAGCTCCTGCGGCTGCCGACGAGCGACAAGCCGGAAGACTGGGCGCCGGTCTATGACAGGCTCGGCCGGCCGGCCAAGGCCGACGACTACAAGCTCAAGGTGCCCGAGGGCTTCCCGGCGGCCGAGAAATCCTTCGCCGAATCGGTGATGGCCACCGCGCACGGGGCCGGCCTGACGCAGAAGCAGTTCGAGGCCATGACCGGCTGGCTCTACGACAAGGCCGGCCAGTCGATCGCCCAGCAGCGCGCCAACCAGGAGGCCACCGCCGCCGCCGGCATCACCGCGCTCAAGACCGACTGGGGCCAGGCCTTCGACACCAAGGTCGAGCAGTCCCGTGGCGCGATGCTCTACTACGCCGACAAGGCCGGCATCACCGCCGAGGTCAAGAAGGCGATGGACGAGACCGGGGCGGGCAACCACCCGGCGATCGTCAAATTGTTCAACTACATGGCCGCCACCCTGCACGAGGACGGCGTTCTGACCGGCAAGGCGTTCGGCGAAAGCGCGCTGCAGTCGCCGGTCGAGGCCCAGCAGCAGATCAATGCGCTGATGGCCGACAGGAACTTCATGAAGAACTACATGAATCCGAATCGGCGCGACCCGGCCAAGATCGAGGCGATGGCCAGGATGGAAGCGCTGCGCAAACTGGCTCACCCCGAACCGGGGCAGGCCGCGTAATTCCCGGCAGGCGCGGGCAGCCCTTCGGGGTCCGCGACTCCAACGCCGGGCGGGCGTAAAGCGCCAAGGCAAGGGTCCAATCTGGTTGGGCAGCTCTCGCCGATGTCACGCAACACATCGGGAGCATCCCAACTATGTCCTTCACAGTTACTGACGCTTTTGTGCAGCAGTTCTCAGGGAACGTGTACTATCTGGCGCAGCAGATGGAATCGCGTTTTCGAGGCAAGGTCCTCGAGGACATGATTACCGGCGAAAGCGCCTACATGGAGCAGGTCGCACCGTCGGCCGCGCAAAAGATCACGAGCCGGCACTCCGACACGCCGCTCATGAACACCCAGCACCTGCGCCGCCGTCTCGCGCCATACGATTATGGCTGGGGCGATCTTATTGACAATCTCGACAAGGTGAAGCTGCTGATCGACCCGACCAGCACCTACGCCCGCACCGGCGCCATGGCCATGGTCCGCGGCCAGGACGACGAGATCATCGGCGCCTTCTTCGGCACGGCCTACACCGGCCATTCGGGCGGCACGGTGCTGACCTGGCCCAACGGCAACTCGGAGTCGGCGCCGACCGCCCCTCCCGGCACCGTGGTCGCGGTCAATGACTGGTCCTACGGCAACGGCACCGGCAACGCCGGCCTCACCATCTCCAAGCTGGTGTCGGCGTCGGTGGCGCTCGACGCGGCCGAGGGCGACGAGGGCGAGGAGCGCTACGCCGGCATCAAGGCGGTCCAGAAGGGCAACCTGCTGGCGACGACGGAAGCGACGCTGAAGGAGTTCGGCGTGGCCAAGGACGACCTCGCCCCGCTGCGCGACGGCAAGATCGCCCTCATCCTGGGCTTCCAGCTCATCCATTCGGAGCGCCTGCTCAACAACGCTTCGGCCCAGACCCGTGTGCCGGCGTGGCGCAAGTCGGCGATGGGGCTCGGCATCAACAAGGACATCTCGGCACGTATGGCGGAACGGCCCGACAAGCGGTTCTCCATGCAGGTCTACCTCGACATGTCCATCGGTGCGACCCGCCTGGAAGAGTCCAAGCTGGTCGAAATCGTCTGCGCATAAGGAGGTATGACACATGGCTATCTCAATCATTGCCGGCACCAACTGGGCGATCGTCCAGGCCAATTCCGGCGGCAACGTGCAGACGCTTCCCAACCAGATGGTCGGTGCCAAGCCGCACATCTGGACCGAGCGCATCACGCTCGCGGCCCAGGCTTCGGGCGTCAACATCCCGATCGCCCGCATCCCGTTCGGCAGCATCCTGAACAACATCGTGCTCGTCAGCACGGTCTCGCTCGGCACCAGCACGGTTGCCATCGGCGACATGAACAACACGGCCCGCTTCAAGGCAGCCGCGGTGTTCACGGCGGTCGACACGCCGACCAGCGTGCTGAACGCGGCCTCGGCCGGGGCGTCGCTCACGACCTGCTACGACTACCTCGCGGTCGCCAGCAACGCCTACGAGGACGTCATCATGACGGTCGCGGCGGCGGCGCTGCCGGCGTCCGGCACGCTCGTCGTCTCGGTCGTCTACCAGGACTACGGCGTCTAGCAGCTCCTTTGGTTAGAGGGGTACTTGCGGCCGGGGTCCAACACGCCCCGGCCGTCTTTTTTGAGGAGGCCTCATGGCACAGGGTGACAGCGCGACGTCGGTGGCCAACATCGCCCTCATCGCGCTCGGCGAGAAGCCGGTCACGGTTCTGAGCGAGGCCAACAAGAACGCCACCCTGGTCAACGCCCGCATCGACGACGTCCGCCGCTTCGTCCTGCGCTCCCATCCGTGGCGCTGCGCCAAGAAGCAGGTCCAGCTTGCCGCCTCGGCCGACAAGCCGCTGTTCAACTGGACGACCAAGTATCCGCTGCCGGCCGACTTCAGCCGCTTCTACAACGAGGACCAGATGACCGAGTACATGGGCATCTGGGAGATCATGGACGGCCACGTCTACACCAAGCGGACCGGCGCGCTGAACTGCGAGTACATCTTCGATCTGCAGGACTACACGCGGATGGATGCGGCCCTGATCCACGTCATCGCCTACCACCTGGCGAGCGAGATCGGGCTGCCGATCACCCAGAACCCGAGCCGCGTGGAACTGGCCCTGAAGACGATGTCGTCGAAGCTCGAGCTCGCCCGCTTCATCAACGCCCAGGAGGCGAGCCCGCGCGAGTGGGATGTCGACGTCCTGCTGTGGAGCAGGAACTAGCGCGTGCGCCAGGACCTCGAGCTCACGTCGTTCACCAAGGGCGAACTGTCGCCGAGATTGAGGGGCCGCACCGACTATGAGGGCTACTTCAACGGCTGCGAGACGCTTTTGAACATGGTGGTGATGTTGCAGGGCGGCGTCACCCGGCGGCCCGGCACGCTGTTTAGCGACTACACCAAGTTCCAGACCGACGACGTCGCCGGCAAGGCCAAGCTGATCCCGTTCCAGTTCAGCGTCACCCAGGCCTACATGCTCGAGTTCGGCAACCTCTACATGCGGGTCTACAAGGACCGCTTTCCCGTCATCAACGAACTGGTCGTGACCAACGCCACCAACGCGGCCGGCCTGATCCGCATCACGGTGGCTTCGACGGCAGGCCTCTACAACGGCAACACGGTGACGATCTCAGGCGTCGGCGGCGTGCCCAACGCCAACGGCACCCGGACGATTTCCAACCTCACGGGCACGACCTTCGACCTCGTCGGCTCGACCTTCGCCGGCGCCTACACCTCGGGCGGCACGGCCGACGTGGTGGTCGAGATCCCGACGCCGTGGACCGCCGCGCAGGTCTTCCAGCTTGGCCACGCCCAGTCGGCCGATGTGCTCTACCTCACCCATCCCCTGCACCAGCCGCGCACCATCTCGCGGACCTCGCACACGGCGTGGTCGATCTCGTT